GCGAGCCGCCCAAGTCCAGGCGGCGGAGCAGGCGCGCGCGCGTTTGAAAGAACAGGCGCAAGCTGTTACCAATTCCCGCCTGACAAAACGCGCCCCCGACGTTCAGGCTTCCTATGTGAATGATGTTTACGCCGACAATCAGAAAATATACTTCGACGGTGGTGCATTGATGCAGTCGGGACGCGCTGCCGCTGTTGCCCAAGCCATGCCCGACATGGCGGCGAAAATCCAAGAGGCGGCGGAAACGGGCGGCATGGTGGAAATGACGCGCGGGGATTTTCACGCCCGCTTGACGCAGGAAGACCAAAACGCACTGGCTGAAATCGCAATGGAAACACCCGATTCCATGACCGCCGCCGAAGCCGAAGAAATCCGCAAATCAGGATTTGATGCCATGATGGACGAAGCCTATCAGGCTGATTTGGCACGCCATCAAGAAGAGCAGGCTCAAGAGGAACAAGCCCGGCGCGTGGCGGAGTTTGAAGCATTCAAAGAAGAAGCAAAAGCACAGCTTGCCGCCACAGGGATGATGGATACAGCGCAGGCTGAAGCAAACGCCACGCTTTACGCCCGCGCAATCGAAACCCTTGCAGGTCGTCTGAATATGGGAATCCGTGATTTTGACGCGGCATACGGCGGCTTGAACGTGGTCGGAGAAAGCCTAATTGACGACGGCGTATTGAATCAAGCATTAGCAAGCAATCCGCCGCGCGGATGGGTTCACGCAGAAACCGAGCAGGAAGTATCTGACCTGTGGAACGGCACAGGCAATGCACAGACAGTTTACTGGACGGGCATAGATAGCCCTGTTTCAAACCTAATTATCGAGACATCCGATTACTTGCACTCCATTAGTGCGGATACTGTCCGACATATTCAAAACAGACACGGAGCAGAAAAGGACGGGCAATTACCCGTAACAGAAAGCGATATTGCCAAAATACCAGAAATCGTATCATCTCCTGATGTGATAGAGCATGGCAAAGCAAATCCCGGCAACGGAGCAAAGCGTGTTATCTATGCAAAAAGTACAAATGACGGATTGTTGGTTTATGTTGAAGAAGCAAGGAAGAATAGAAAGGATTTGAAAGCTGTAAGCATGTGGAAGTATCCGCCAACGGCTGATGTCCAGAATGTGATTAAACACATTTCCAGCCCCAGCCTTTACGTCCAGAACGGGGAGGCGGCATATAATAATTCTACCCCCAATACAGACGCCAATCAAGACATACTGTATCAAGGCGGGGCAGACCGCGGAATGTTCAGCCGTGAGCATAACCTGATTGCCCTGTTGAAAAACGCCGACGCTTCCACATTCGTCCACGAACTGGGGCATTTCTTCCTTGAGACGAATACCCGCATCGCCCGCGACCTGACCGCCAAGCCTGCCGAAAACCTGACCGAACAGGAACGGCAATTCCTGTCCGACGTTCAGACGACCTTAGATTGGTTCGGCGTGAAAGACCTTGCCGCATGGGACGCAATGAGCCTGAACGAGCAGCGCGAGAATCACGAGAAATGGGCACGCGGTTTCGAAGCCTACCTGTACGAAGGCAAAGCACCAAGCGAAGAATTGCGCGGGGTATTCCGCCGTTTCCGTTCATGGCTGAAGCAGGTGTATCAATCCCTGAAAAACCTGAACGTAGAATTGACCGATGAAGTCCGCAGCGTATTTGACCGAATGTTCGCCAGCGACGAGCAGATTCAGCAAACCCAATACATCAACGGCATGGCTCCGATGTTTGAAGATGCGGCACAGGCAGGCATGGACGATGCGGATTATGCGCAATACCGGCACAACGCCGAACGTGCGACGGCAGAGGCGCAAGACGAACTGACCGCCCGCGCATTGCGTGATATGGCGTTTATCCGCAATCTTCGCGCGCGAAAAATCCGCGAGATGCGTAAGCAGTACAAAGCAGACTTCCAGCGCGCGGAAATGGCGGCACGCGGCAGCATCATGAGCCAGCCCGTATATCGGGCATGGCAGCTTCTAACTGCCCGCATGACCGAAGAAAACCGCATCGGGGACGGCAAACCGAAATTCAGCAAACAGGTTGACGCAGCGCATGACAGCTTGTTTGAAGCCATAGCCAAACTGGGCGGCGTGAACAAAGACGAAATGGTTAGCCAATTCGGATTAGACCCGAAAGACAAAATCCCCGCCGTCCATATCGGATACCCCGTATTGAGAAAAACCAACGGGCGCAGCATTGACCGCATGATTGAAGCTTTGACCGAAGAGGGATACTTGCCCGTTGACGATACAGGCAAGGCAGACCCGCGCGATTTTGAAGAACGCTTCTTCGATGAAATGCGCGGTACCAAGCGTTACAGTTCCGCCTATGTTCCGCACGAACAAAAGGCGGGCGACCATGTAGCCAACCCATACGCCCTGACCGCCGTCCGCTTCGACCACGACAGCCTTGTCGCAATGGGCGTGGGCGGGCAGACGCTTGAACGCCTGATTGATTTTGACATGACGCGCAAAAACGGCGGAATGCACCCCGACCTTGTATCAGACCTGATTTTGAACGAAGACGGCGAGCCGGTATTTTCAGGCGGTGAAGATTTAATCCGCGCCCTGACCGAAGCCCAGCCGCCACAGGAGGCAATCGAAGAGACCGCATACCTGAACGTTCTCGCAGAAAAAGGCGAAGTGCCGACGCAGGCAGACTTTGAAGAAGCCGCCGACCTTGCCGCCTATAGCGAAATCCGTCAGCGCATCATCGCCGCCGAGTTTAAAGCACTATCCAAAGCAACAGGGGCGGCAAACCTGATCCGAAAAGCGGCATCCGTTTACGCCCAAGAAAAAGTCGAGCAAATCAAAGTCCGTGATTTGCGCCCGTCGGTCTATACCCGTGCGGAGGCAAAAGCCGCCAAAGCAAGTATGGAGGCATTCCGTAAAGGCGATATTCCGACCGCCGCCACACAGAAACGCAATCAATTGTTGCAAAACTCAATGGCGCGCGAAGTCCTGAAAGCCCGTGAAGAAATGGAAACGGCGCGCAAATACTTGAGCAAATTCAACCGCGTCGTCAAATCCATTGATATTGAGTACCGCGAGCAAATCGAAGCGTTATTGGAATCGGTGGAATTGAGTAACGCGCCAAGCCTTAAAGACTTGGATAAGCGTACATCATTACTCCAGTTCGTCAAAAAGATGGAAGAACAAGGACGCGCCCACAACATCGACGCCGAGTATATCGCCGAGATTCAGGCGAAGCGCAATTATCGGGAAATGACCGTAGAAGAAATGCGCGTATTGGTAGATACCATCAAAGGCATTGAGCATTTAGGCCGCCTGAAAAACAAGATGCTGACCGCCCGCGATAAGCGAACCTATCAGGAAATCCGCGACAACATTGTTGAATCAATCCGAGAAAACGCACGGACGCACGATAAACGCACATCGACAGCGGCAAACAACATCGAACGTGTAGAAGACGGCTTCAGCGGGTTCATGTGGGGTCATATTAAAATTTCATCCATCGCCCGAATATTGGACGGCGGCAAAGACGGCGGCGCGTTTTGGAACTACTTCATCCGCCCAATCAACGAGGCGGCCGACCGCGAGGCAACCATGATGGCGGAGACGGCGCAAAAGCTTGAAGAAATTCTGAAGCCGCTAAACGACAACCTGACGCACCGCGAATATTGGCGCAATGCCGAATATCAAATCGGCGGGCAGAAATTCACACGCCGCCAACTGTTCGCCATCGCCCTAAACTTGGGCAACGAAGGCAACATCCAACGCCTGTTGAGCGGCGGGCATGGCAGCGTTCGCAACTGGAATATGACCGAAGTGATGGACGCGATGCAGAATCTGACCAACAAAGAATGGCAGGCCGTCCAAAAAGTGTGGGATTTGTTCGAGAGTTTCCGCCCGCAAATTGCCGAACTGGAAAGAAAGGTTGTAGGTACGGAGCCGCAATGGGTTGAAGCCAAGCCGCTGACCGTCCGTACCGCAGACGGCGAGATGCTGACATTGCGCGGCGGGTATTACCCTGCCAAATACGACCCCACCAGCACACAGGCGGCAGAAAGCGGAAACGCCCTGTCAGACATCGAAGACATTAAGAGCGCAGTGAAGATGGCGGCCAACACGCGGCACAGCTTTACCAAAGACCGTGCGGAAGCCGTGAAGAATCGCCCGTTGCTGTTGGATTTGTCCGTTACATACAACGGGCTGAACGAAATCATCCATGACATCACGCACCGCGAAGCCGTCATAGACGCGGCGCGCCTGTTGAAATCAAGCAGCATTGACAAAGCAATCCGCGAAACACTGGGCGCACAGGCGAAACGGCAACTGAACAAAGCCCTTGAAGATATTGCACGCGGCAACACCGCCCCCGTAGAAGGTATCGATAAATACGCAGGATTGCTGCGCCAAAACGTCAGCATGACCGGCTTGGGCTTCAACATCGTTTCCGCAGCCGTTCAGGTTACCGGCTTCATTCCTGCCGTCGCCCGTCTTGGTGGGAAATATGCGTGGGCAGGTTTGTCGCAATACACGGCCCATCCCATCAAGGCAACCAAATCGGCGATGGAACAGTCGGAGTTTATGCGCAACCGTGGCAACACCCGATTACGGGAAATACGAGAAGTAGCGGCAACCATCAACGGCGCGGGCAAAATCCGTAAATTCTTGAACAAGTATTCATACTGGCTGATGATGAAAATGCAGCAGGTCGTCGATACCGCCATTTGGCATGGAGCGCTTGCAAAGGCTATGGATAGCGGCAAAGACCTAGACACCGCTATCAAACTTGCAGACCAAACTGTCCTAGACACACAGGGCGGCGGACAAATCAAAGACCTTTCGGCATTTGAGCGCGGGAGCAATACCCAAAAGCTGTTTACCGTGTTCTATGCCTACATGAATACCGCCCTAAATCAGGGGTTTGTCGAAGCCAAAACGCAAAAAAGCAAAGCCAAACTGGCGGCGGATTTGATGATGATTTACGTCGTACCGACCGCACTTACCGCCCTGATGAAATCCGCATTGATACCAGGCGACGACGATGACGATTTAGCGAAGAAACTGGCGAAAGAGCAAATCAGCTTCCTGCTCGGTTTGTTTGTTTTCGGGCGAGAACTGACCCAGCTTGCCAATATCGCAACCGGCGACAGATTCTATGGCTATGCAGGCCCGTCAGGTTTGCGACCGATTGACGATGGATTCAAATTCGTACAACAGGCGGTACAGGGCGAATTTGACAGCGCGTTTGTCAGGGCGAGCGTCAATCTATTGGGCGACGCTTTCGGCTTACCGTCAGCGCAAATCAACCGAACCATCAAGGGAGCAGAAGCGTTACAAGATGACGAGACTGACAATCCGGCAGCGTTATTGATGGGTCATCAAGGCAATTAACCAGTCCTGCATATAACAGCCTCTTTGAGAAATATCATTAGGTATTTCCAAAAGAGGCTTTTTTATGGCAATCCATTCTCAAAGCGTCAAAACTGGATTCTTTACCGGCAATGGTACAGAACGTACTTACCCGTTCAATTTCAAGATTTTCCAACCGTCCGACGTGCTGGTTTACACAGCGAAAGCCGATGCCCCCGACGAGATGAAGCTTGCCTTTGGCGAAGAGTATGAAGTAACCAAAAACCCCGACCAAGAGAACAACGCCGGCGGCACGGTCACGCTGAAAAATCCGCTTCCAACAGGCAGCAGAATGATTATTGTCAGCGGACTGGCGTACACGCAGCCGACCACGTTTACCAATCAGGGCGGGTTTTATCCGCAGGTATTGAACGGCAGTTTAGACCGACAATTTATCTTGACACTGCAACTATTAGACCGATTGCGTCGAACATTGCACCAACCCATAACATCCGACAAAGAACTCAACCTAGCCATCCCCAATCCTGAGCCAAAATCAGGGCTTTCATGGAGCGCGGACGGCACACGAATAGTCAACAACGACTACCCGCAGCAGGTGGAGCAATTTCAGCAAGACGTGCGCGGGTATGAAAAGCAGGTTAGGGCATTTAACGGCACGGTTACAGAGTTCAATAAGACGCTCGGCGACAGCAAAAAAGAGTTTACCGACCAGTCCGACCGCTTCCGGTTATCCGTTGAAAACCTGAATGCCGCCTTTAGCGAACGGTCGGCGGAAGTGCGGGAAAAAGCGCGGCAGATTGAAGAATACGTTTTCAACGAATCGGGACGGACAAGCCTGTCAATCGCCGACCTATATGCCCAGCTTGGCGCAATCACGCAGGACGGCGGGTATTCAAACATCCCCGATGAAAGCGGCGTAAGTGAGCGTTTCTTGCGTGATATGCAGCTTTATTTTGGCTATTCCGCCTATTCAAAACTGCCCGACGAAAGCGGAGTCAGCGAGAACTTTTTGGCGCAGTTAAGTAATTACTTCGGTAAACCATACACACACCAAGACAGCAAGCAAGACGGTGTCAGTGAGAATTTTTTAAACGAACTTAGAAAATATCTAGGAGTTAAACAACCATGAGCATAAATCTGGTCGGTAATACCAACTACGAAAAGGGCATGGCAATCATGTCCGAACAAATCAAAGCCATCCAAGAAAAGCTGAAAATGACGGGCGGCAATTTCGATAACGCGACTATCGGCATGACGGGGAAATTCCGTAATACCGTCCAGCTTTTGATGAAGCTGGAAGAAGCTGAAAAAAACAGCGCAATGGTGGAACTGGAAGAAGGCGTTTACGAACTGCCATTCCAAATCAAAATCACGAAGCAAAACTTCCCGAACGTCAAAGGCATTAAAGGTGCAGGCCGTGACAAAACCGTCCTGAAATACGGCTGGGGGCAGGAAATCGATTGGGACCCCGAGACCAATAAAACCGATGCCCGTTGGTTCGGCGGTATTTTGATTAACGGCGTGAAAGACAAGGTTTTGAAAGACTTCAAAATCGAATACACCGGCGAATTTTACCGCGAGGGGAACACCTATTTCGGCGCGATCAACAACATCCACATCAACAATTCAAACAACTGCCTTGTCGAGAACGTTGAATCAACCGGCGCAAACCGCATGGGCATTTATCTGACAAGCAACGAAGCGGCATTTACCGATAATGACAAGGTATTCCGCGGCGAATTGAGCGTTGACAACCTGACGCATCACTCGATGGGCAACCGCGTCATCAACTGTTACTGCCACCATAACCGCGTTGCCGGTATTTCCGCCGCCAATCAAATCAACTGCCAAATCAAAAACAACGTCCTCGAACGTAACGGTCACGAGAAAGACGGCGGCACCGGCTACGGCTTCGCTTCGGGCGCAGGTTCGGTAAACGTGAATATGGAAATTACCAACAACCGCGCGCTTTATAACTACCGCAAGGGCATCGACTCGCACGACGCCTACGACTTTATCGTCAAAGACAACCACATCGAGGGCAACCGCCTGTTCGGCATTGCCATCGAAAGCCGTGGTTATCCGCAGCGTAAGATTGAAATCGAGGGTAACAAAATCATCCAAGACCCGAAATTCCGCCTCGCTAAAGATGACGACTACCCTGAATATGAAAAAGACCGAAACCGCGACTACTACCGATACACATCAATCCGTATCGAAAATAAATCGCAGCCAAATCAGGCTTGGCGAAAACAACCGGCAAACGTATCAATCAAAATCAAGAACAACGAAATTACCAGCATCGAATGGGATGGCCGCGGCGTTCATCGTGTGTTTGAAATCCGAAACAACGAGCAAGCAACGCACGTTCGATTGAGCACTGAAATTTCAGGCAACACCATCAACGGTAAGAATGTTCATAACATCTTCTTCGGCGCTGGTCCAGGCCATAACGGATTGGGCGACTTTGTGTTTAAGAACAACAAAGTGACGCTTGAGCAGGTTGTTGAAACGCCGTTCTACATTCAAGAAACGAATCGAAGCGGTGAAATCGGCGGCGTATTTGAAGTCAGTGGCAACACGTTGAATTTCGGCAAGACTGCCGACCAAGCAGACAACGACATCATGTTCTTCAAGACCGATGTTCGACCGCTGATTAAATTCAACGGCAACACATTACAGTATGCCGGCGTCCGTCGTTATCAATTCGGCTTTGCCTCGCAATCTCAAAACAGTACATCCAAGTTTGAAATCATGAATAACACTTGGACAGGCCCGACTAAAGACAGCTTTACAGGTAAGTTCATCAACCTGACAAACGTCCCCGCCGCAAACGTGAACGTTTACAACAACAAAGCGGGAGAGGAAGTCATCACTTTTGAGGGCGCGACCACCAATGCCGAATCAGCCACGCCGAAAGAGTTGCCAGCAGAATCAGCAACCCCGAAAACATGGGAAGAGGCATACGCAGCCGCCAAGCCGACCGCAACTGTAACCGCACCTGCTGCAACCTACACCCTCAATTGGGACGGCGCGACGGCAGAAAGCGTGAGCAGTGCGGACGGTCAATTCACTATTACCAAAGCCGAGGGCGAGGAGGGGGCAACGCCGAAAGACTATCCAGGCTTAATCGATAAAGAGGGCGGCGTTATTCGTGCACGCCTGAAGTTTGCAAAAGGCTCAGCAGGCGCTTACGGATTAGTAAGCATGCCACTGACGGAGCGAATCACAACACTACTCCTCCCAATCAAGGTTCTCAATCTTGGCGGGCGCAGTAAAACTGGTGCGATTGTTGCAGGTGCATTTAAGTCAGCAACAAACACAGCAGTGGATGGGGCGATTGTCTTCGTCGAGGGTAGCTCAGAGGACAAATTCCGCATTACCCGTCCTTTAGGCGTTACAGTTGATGGCAAGGTTTACAAAAACGAGGAACTGTCTTTCAACAAGACCTACGTCATTTCCATGAACGTTGGCGTCGGCGCGGACCGAATTACCATCGGCTCGGCGTTCAACGGCAACGGCATGGCATCCGTTGATATCGGCAAAGACTTGGCATTCTTCAACCGCAGTATGAGTGAAGCAGAACTGCAAGCCGCCGCCATTGAAATCGTCAAGAAAGTTAAACCTGACGCATTGCAATAACCAAGCCGCCGCCTGACTCAGTTGGGCGGCATTTAGAGAAAGTACAAAATGAACAAATTAGAAACGTCTATGCAAGCAGCCTCACAGGCATCCAGTTATGCCAGTAATGCCACATACAGCGGCGCAAGCGCGGGGGTCGTTGGCTTAATCAGCGGCATTGATTGGATAACCATCATCGGCGTATCAGTCGCGGTCGGCGGTTTTTTCGTCAACTGGTACTACAAAATCAAGGAAAACAGCCGCGCCGAAGAATTGCACGAAATGCGAAAAGAAAAAATCAAGAAAGGAAACTGTTATGAAGATTAATCACAAAGTCCCCATCGCCATCCTTAGCGCGTCTGTCATTGCCATTTTCGGTATCAAGGCAGAGGAGGGATACCGCGCCAAACCCTACCACGATATCGGCAAGGTTGCGACGGTAGGACATGGCAGCACCGTTTACGAGGACGGCAGCAAGGTTAAAATCACCGACCCACCTGTCAGCCGTGAGCGAGCCGATAAAATGCTGCGCGCCCACGTCAACAAAGACGAAGCGAAAATGAAAGCCATGTTACCGGGCGTTGAGTTATCTCAAGGCGAATATGACGTTTATATCGACTTCGTCTACAACTTCGGCGCGCAAAAGTTTTACACGTCATCCATGCGCCGCGAACTGCTTAAGGGAAACCATGTAGCCGCCTGCCGCGCCCTGTTGCGTTACCGGTTCGCCGCTGGGCGCGATTGTAGCCGTCCGAGCAACTGGGGTCCCCGCGGCTGCAAAGGCGTATGGACGCGCACCGAAAAACGCTACAACAACTGCATGGCGGCGCAATGACACCTAAAGAGTTTTGCGAGCGCATGATTAAAGAGTGGCAAACCAAGAGCCGAGAAGCAAGCGAAAACGCAGACCTAGCGGCTTTTGAGTTAGCCGAACAAGAACTATCCAACTATACGGAGATGTTAAAACGTTATGATACTGATATTACTTAAAAAATACTGGCGTTATATTGCCATCATCGCCGCCGTCATCGGTCTTGTTTTTTGGTGGAACGGAAGTGTTAAAAGAGCCTACCAAAAAGGGCGCAACGATATGGCATTGGAAATATCAAACCGCCTTAAAGAAGAAGCCATAAAGAAAGCCCAAGAGCAACGGGCGCAATCCGAGCAATACCAAGACCAAAAAGCAGAACGTGAAGAAAAAGAAAGGATTAGATATGTCGAAGTGCAAAAAATCGTTGAACGCCCTGTTTATCGCAACGTGTGTATCGATTCTGACGGCTTGTCAGTCATCAACGCCGCCATTGCCGACAGCAATTAAACCGCCTGCCGACTTGGTGCAGCCATGCCCCAAACTGCCGAAACTGGTAGGCGATACCGGCGCAGACATCCTGCCCTGGTCGTTGCAGGTAGTCCACCTGTACAATGATTGCAAGGCACGGCACAAGGCATTGTCAGAGGCAGTGCAATAAAACAATCCCGATGTTATTAATTGTTAACATCGGGATTTTCTTTTAAATCAAATCGGTTCGTAATCCTTACGAATCTGCGCCCCGCCATCACGCCCAATCAATTCCTTTTTCATGACAGGATACGCAAACGAGATAACCAAAGCGTCGGCTCGGTTCGGACTTGGCACACCGCGCGACTTCATCTCTTTCTTGGACTCAATTTGTATTTTCCCATCAACACGCGGAACAAGTTCGGGGGCTTGTAATTCATCACGCAACATCGGATCGTCGGGTATAACCCCGCCACTCTTCAACCAATCCCGCGCCGCTTTCCACATTTCGGCACGCTTGTTGTAGCAGCCCACATCATTAGACTTACCAGCAAACCACACCAATTTCCAATCGCGCCCCAATCCCTGCCCGGCTGATTTGATGCCGGTACCGAAGCCCGCGTCGATAAATACCGCGTCCGCCTTATGCTCGTCTTCGTGCCGTGCGATTTTTTGCGCTGCAATCAGGTCGTTATCGTTTTTCGGGAACGTCTCAAGGATTTTAAACACCAAACCTTGACGCATCGCGATCACAAATTCGTCGTCCCCCTCCCACGCCGGATCAACCGTGATGATTTTCGGGGCAAACTCATATTGAGATTTGGGGATATGCTTGCCATACCCTGCCGATACGTCCGCTTCCGAGATAAACTGACGGGCAGACATTGACGGGAACATACCGCGCACGCGGATTTTGAAAAAGTCCGACTCTTCGCCGTAGTCCTCCGCCCATTTTTGCATCTGCGCCTTGTTCGTCCCCTCAACCGTGCGGCTGTCAATTTGGTAGGTTATCCACCGATGCTTATACCGGCGGAAGCATTCGCGGAATCGCCCGATATTTCGTGTCGGGTTCCCGAAGGCAAGCCAAATAATTTCCGTGTCCTCGTCGGTCAGCGCACCTTCGGCGACCTCCCACACCTTATCCGCAATCGCCGACGCCTCGTCAAACACCAGCATAATGCGCTTGCCCTTATTGTGCAGACCTGCGAACGCCTCAGTATTATGCTCAGACCACGGCACAAAGTCAGCCCGCCACGTCTTGGTATTCAGACGGTCTTTTGCCGTGATACTCATAACCGCGTCGTTAAACCAATCCGCCGTGATACTCAAACGCTGCCACTTACCCACCTCCGGCGCGGTTTTGGTGCGCAACTGTGTTTCCGTATTGCTCGTGATGACGACCTTACTGTCTTCGCACGTTGATAATGCCCAATTAATCAGCATGCCGATTTCCGCCGACTTTCCGATACCGTGGCCGCTCGCAACCGCGATCATCAACGGCATATGGCGCGTTTCGGGATTGGACAGATGGTTTTTCACATCCTCCATGATTTTTGCCTGCCACGCGCGCGGCGACTTATACCCCTCAAGTTCGCCGTTGTCCCAGTCATAGGCAAACATCGCCCAAGACAGCGGGTCGTGCTGATACGCGACGGCGGCTTCGATGATTTGGCTGTTCAGGTCCATCATTTCAAACGCGCCTTTGCCCGTGCTATACGTTCCGCCAGCGTTTCATCGACTGACACCTCGACCTTATCCTTAAACATCCCTAAATGACGGGCGATACTATCCAAGGCGGCTTTGCTACTCGACAGCTTCAATTTAGACACCTTCGCCGCGATTTCCCCCTCCGTCTCCGTTACATCAAGACCATCAACCGCCAACACCATTTCGCGCGTCCATTCGCTCACAGGACGCAGGCGACCGGCATCATCAAAAAACGCGCGCTTATCCACATCGGCGATAGCCGCCCATCGCTGCAACACCCAGTCTTGTGTAATTTCCGTTCGTTCAGAGAGCTTTTCACGCGCTTTTCGGACGGCTTGAGCAACCTCCGGTTTTTTAAGCAGGCGTGATGCGGTTTCACGCGCCGCCGATTCCGAATAACCCGCCGCCCGCGCCGCCCGCGCCCCGTTCATATCAATCAAATATTCTTCGACAAATCGTTTTTGTTGTTCAGTCAGCATTTATTTTTTTC